GGCAGGCGTACCGGGATGCCGCTTATTTTGCAAGTGTCTCATGAGGAGCGCCCGGAACAGTATCGCGGTGTCCCGTATCTGGCGCCGGCTATCGAAGTGCTTAAGCAGGTAAGCAGATACACCAACGCGGAACTATCCGCGGCAATTATCAAGTCGTTTTTTACACTATTTTTCACAACTTCGGGAACAACAAGCGACCTTGGCGACGTACTCAGCGAGACATACGCGCCGGCGGAACAGATTGACCCGGACGACCTGCGGCATATCGAGGTCGGGCCGGGAACGCTGAATCTGCTGCCCAGTGGCGTTGACGTTAAGGCCATTGACGGCAGTCGGACGCAGTCGACGTTTGAAGAATTCACTAATTCCCTGATTGCGCAGATTGGCGCGTCCCTGGGGATTCCGTCGGAAGTGTTGATGAATCGTTTCCAGTCGTCGTACAGTGCGGCTAGAGCGGCGCTGTTGCAGGCGTCGACGATGTTCCGTACTCGACGTACATGGTTTGCACGGGACTTCTGCCAGCCCGTCTATGAGGCGTGGTTAGCGGAAGCGGTAGCTATCGGGCGTATCGATGCGCCTGGCTTTGGGGCTGACCCCTTGATTACCCAGGCATGGACCGGCGCCAGCTGGTATGGTCCGGTTATGGGCTTGCTTGATCCGGTTAAAGAGGTTAACGGCGCGGCATTACGCGTTAAGTATGGATTCTCGACGGCTGAACGCGAGGCCGCCGAGCTTACCGGGACCAGCTACGACGATAACGTCGACCAGATAGCACTGGAGCGCGACGCCTGGGCCAAGAATGGTATGGCGTATCCGAGGGCCGATAACACCGAGGCACAGGGTGCCGGGGGAGGTGATACAGGATGAATGAATTTTGGGATTTTCAGAACGCCGCAGGAGACGATAACGCTGAATTATATATCTACGGGGATATCGTGGCTGAAGCCCCGCTATGGTCCGATTCTGTGGATGCGGCTAAATTTTCGCGCGAATTGCAAGATTTAGGCGGAAAAAACGTTACTGTCCATATTAATTCGCAAGGCGGCGATGTGTTTGTGGCGCACGCTATCCATAATCAGCTAGTTGCCTATTCGGGCAATGTTAATGTTGTCGTTGATGGGATAGCCGCATCAGCGGCTACGATTATTGCTATGGCAGGTACACGTATTACTATGCCTAGCAACGCATTAATGATGATCCATAATCCGGCAATGGGGCTGGATGCTCATTATACGGCGGATGAGCTCGACAAAAAGGCCAATGCGCTGCGCACAGTCCGCCAGTCTATCGTTGCTGCATATCTTAAGCGGGTAACGGTAGATAAGGTTAAGTTGGAGGCTATGATGGATGCGGAAACCTGGCTGACGGCGCAGGAATGTCTTGATATAGGTCTTGCTGATGAAATCGACGGCAGTATTAACTCCGTGTTGGATGGCAACAATTTGATTGTTAACGAATTGAAAATTGATATCAGTAACTATAAGAACAAAAAAGGGCTGGTGCAGTGTGTTAGCGCACCAGTTAATAAGCCGAAGGGGGCGGAAAAATTGAGTAAATCTAAATTGGAAGAATTTCTGAATGCGTTAGGCCTGCGGATTGACGACGCACCGAAAACGCAGCCGGAAGCGGAAAACGCTGCACCGGAACAGGTTACAGATCAGACGAAACCGATGGACGCTGAAAAGATTGCAGCGGAAGCAGTGGCAAAAGAAAGACAACGTACAGCAGACCTGGACGCCATGCAGGACGGCAGCCCGGCTGTAGCGGCAGTTATCGACGCTGCGAAGAAAAACGGAGATACCGCGGATGACGTCAAGGATTATGTCGAGGCTATCCAGGGGGTCAAGAATGCGGCGCAGACACATATGCAGGCAATGCAGGCTGACGCTGCGGCTGGCGGTGTCGATGCTATTGCAGCCGGTACAAGCGATATGACTGCTGACAGCGGCAGTAATTTTATGGATTTGCTCGCCCAGGCTATGGGGGAAGAAAAAGGGGGTAAAAAATAATGGCAGAATTAATTACGACTACAACAGGCGTCCATTATGACGACCTTATCGGCGGTACGAATGTTTCCGTCGTTACGGCTAACGTAGCTGTGTCCGGTGCTACATTGGCCCGCGGCGCATTGCTTACGGTTACAGACGGCACGGCAGCGGCTTCGGCCAAAGGCGCTGCGGCTAATGCAATCCTCGCGGCTTCGGTAGTCGCAGAAGACACGGTCGCAACTGTATACGTTAAGGGACAGTTTAACCGGGAATCGGTTATCGTCGCAGAGGGCGATGATATCAACTCCCATGAAGCCGAATTGCGAAATGTCGGCATCTATCTTACAAGCCTGAAAGGTTAAGGAGGTACGCAGCGATGAATTACGATGATACCAGAACATTATTGGGCGCCGTTGAGCGCTCTTTTAAGCCGACAACTACGCTTATTGATGTATTTTTTCCGGAAGTACAAACGTTCTCGACGGAGTATGTTGATATGGAATTCCGCAAGGGTGGCAGGTTGATGGCTCCGTTTGTGGTTCCGGGCGGTAAAGGTGTTAATATGGCGCGTACCGGCTCTATTATCCGATCCTATAAGGCGCCGTTGATGCGGCCTAAGCGCAATATCGAGCCTGCCGACATCATCATGCGCGGCTTTGGCGAAACGATCTACTCGACGAAGACACCGGCAGAACGTGCCGCTGAAATCCGCGCTCGTGACCTTAGCGAGTTAATCGATATGTGTACCCGTCGCCAAGAGTGGATGGCGGCGCAATTACTTATTAACGGGGAATACGATGTGCAGGGCTTCGCCGATGACGGCAGTATTGCCCATGTAGACACTATCTCTTTTCCGGAATTCTCCAATAAGACGACGTTATCCGGTTCTGACACTTGGGATAACTCGACGGCAGATATTCTGGGGGCCCTGGAAGCAGAATCCCAAAAGATTCGCCGCGCTGCCGGCATGATTCCGACGATGGCTATTTGCTCTAGCACGGTAGCTAAGTACATCATCAACAATGCTAAGCTGCGAGACCTTATGTTGATTCCCAGTCGCGATACGTTGGCGCTGATGAGTATTCAGCCGCAGTTTGTCCGTCCGGATTTACTCCGCGTTGGTTACATCTCCGCGTTGTCTCTTGAAATTTTCACCTATGACGGTGGCTATCTTGATGAAAATGATGAATTCATCCCGTATATCCCGGATGATTACATCATCATGGGCGTTCCTGGGCGCGGCAAGCGACTCTTCGGCGCTATTACGCAGCTCGAAGCTGATGGCCAGTATCACACCTACGCCGGCAATGAGTACGTGCCTAAGATTACAGCGGACGTAGAAAATGACGTAAGCTCGCTTGCAATCTCCAGCCGTTGCGTAATCTGCCCAGAATTCTTGGATGACTGGGCTGTCATTAAGGTCAAATAGGAGGCGATCCCGTGAAAGTATTGGTCAAAAAATTTACACTGCGCTACAACGGGACCGCGTACCCAGCTGGCAGTGTTGCTGACCTGCCTGAGTATATCGCCCTGGCGTTGGTCGAGGAATCACCCAAGGAATTTTCGGCGGTGGATGCGGCTGATGCTGCTGTGGAGGCTGCGCCGTCGGCGCCCGTTGAAGATGTGCCTGTTGTCGACGACTCGGAGGTAGTAGAGTTGCCGCCCGTGGATTTTTCGAAAAATCGGAAAAAATGAGCCGCCGAGACGACAGAATAGCGGATACACTGGCCAAGTTGTACCAAGACGACGTACAAGCGCAGGACGGCGTGGATAAGCAACCTACGTTTAAAGATCAGGTAGCTGTCGACCTCGACACATTTATCAATGCCGATGAATTTGCCGATGAACATAACCTAAACGGCGATGTCGTCAAGGCTATCGTAGAGAGCCCGACGAGCCAGGAAAAATGGCTTACGAATAGGCAGTATAATCTGTACGATGGCCTTGAGGGCATGTTGTACACCGTCCATTGCCGGAAGTGTGATTTGTCGATGTTGCCGGTATTCGGCCAGCGATTTGACCTTGACGGCGTTATCTGCATAGTAGACAACGTCATCAATGACATGGGTATCCTTACAATTGAGCTGCATGCGGAGGTGACGTAATTGATTAGCATCGACTTAATGGGAGCCGGGCAATTGGAGCGTGTACTACAGGGCTTTGCCGGCGGTGGAAAAGTGCAGAGTGCTATCAAGCAGGCGTCCCGCCGCGCAGCTATTACGGCACGCAAGGCAGGGGCTCAGGAAATCCGGAGTATGTATACCATTAAGGCGGGCGACCTTAAGAGCGCGGCAGTTATTAAGCCGGACGCCTTAGGGACGACCATCCACATCAGAGGTCCGGAAGAGCCGGTAACTAAGTACAAGGCAACGCGTCGCCGGAAAGGTATTTTTGTCTCGATCAAAAAGGGCAGCGGCTCTATTGTTCCGCGGTCCTTCGATATGCCTGGGAGGGGGTTTGCGGCCCGTGAAGGACGGCCCAGATACCCAGTAACAGGCCTGTTCGGGCCTGCGGTGCCACAGTTGTACGGTAATCCTGCCGTCGTAGCGAGGATGACCGACGAAGGCATGGCGATGTACGAGAAACGGCTTATGCATGAGCTGGAACGATTGGCAGGTGGTTAGATGGTCCCGCTCGACGTACTCAATGACTTGCGAAAATTTCTGAAATTTAAAATGCAATCTTATAGTGGCCTTACGGTAGACGGTAAGGCCATTAATTGTTTTACAGGTTTTTTGCCGCGGGCGATGTCGCCTGAGGTTAAAGAACGGTTATGCCCGGCAATCGTTGTCGGGTATTCGGGCGTCATGGACCGGGCCGATGAGTCTATCG